GCAATTTGAAGTGCAAACTGGTGCTGTTCGCGTTGCTTTATTTGGTGGAGATGCAAACGGCTCGATAGAGCTTGGTAAGTTAGGAGTATTAACAACACCATTTATTGATTTTCACTCGGGAGCAACAACAACTGACTACGACTCTCGTATTCAGGCTTCCGGTGGTACGGGGACTACTGGTCAGGGGACACTAACTTATACTGCAGCAACGCATGTATTTAGTGGAGGTATAAATAACGCAGTATTTACAGGAGATATTCCGACTGTCACCGGTTCTGATGTTGGAAGCGTAAAATATGATACTAGTTTAGTAAATAGAGCATATTTAGATAGTCAAATTATTAATTTAATTTGGAGAGAACAAGTAAAGTGTGCAACTACTGCAGCACTAGGTGCTTCAGATAGTAACTCTCTCGGTAATCTTCTTGGTGGGACAATAACTGCTACCTACTCTAATGCTTTAGGAACTACAAGTACTGATGGTACCGGATATTTTGGAATAACATCATCAACATATCAAACTATTGCTTCTAGTGGAAGTCTTGTTTTTGCTCTAACTTTAGCTAGCTCACCTCATGCCCTGTCTATTGGTCAAAGTGTGCGTATTAGCGTTACAGATACTCCAAGCACTTATATGGATGGAACTATTACTTTAATAAGTCAATCAAGTATGACTGTTACTATAACTGCTTCTTCTGGAAGTGGTACTTATACTACATGGACTATAAGCACTATTAGGTCGACTCTTACAATAACTCCATCTGTTAACTGGACTGAAACTACTATTGATGGTCAAAGTCTTGCTATAAATGATCGTGTTCTTATTAAAAATCAAACTGCTGCTCTACAAAACGGTATTTATGTAGTGACTGGTATAGGCGCGGTTGGCACTACTACTCCGTTCATATTTACCAGAGCATTTGATTCTGATTTAGCTTCAGAAAACTTTGTAAGATATGGAATATATGTTCAATATGGCAGCACTTACTCCGATAAAACCTTTACAAATATTGTAAATGGTGATGTTACAATGGGGACTACTTCCCTTACATTTGCTTTAGCTGGTGGTCTTGCTAATGCAATTGTTCCAACTTCTGGTACATATAGAATTCCATATACAAATGCTACTAGAGGGCTTACATATACTAATGCTTCATCTCAGCCTGGGCAGCTTTTGAAGAGTGGTTATGCTGCTCCGGGTGCAAATGCTCCTGGTTGGTATGATGCAAATCCATTTGAAGTAAAAACAGGAAGAATTGCTTCTAGTGATTGGGCTACCGGTACAGACGGAGAAGCAACTGTAACTTTTGATGTTCCTTTTCCAAAAGGCGTTGTGCCAAATATAACATTTACTCCAATATCTAGCTCTACTTCTTATATTCATTCAATTACTTTAAAAGAATATCCGAACTATCAAGGTTTTACAGCCATTATTAGAAGTTGGACTGGTTCAAGTATGGTCACTAGTCAGGCTCCGACTACTTACTGGACAGCGACTCAGGGGGAGAGAACTAGTAAATCAGCTATTGATATTACTGCTACAAGCGGTAGTGGTTCTTTAGTTACAATTACTACTGCCCTTGCTCATGGATTTACTACTAGTGATAAAGTCACTATCGCTGGTGTAGTACCTACTGGCTATAATGGAACTTATACTGTATCTACAAGTTCAACAATTCGATACAACCGCTGCGAAAATCCTAATTTTACAACTAACGCAACTTACTGGACTGGAACTGGTTCTACTGGTCGTGACACTACTCGTTTTTATCAGACCCCAGCTAGCCTTACTGTAGGTACAGATGGGACTGTCTTTACAGCATACTATACTGAATCTAGTTCAAGTAAATATTATTCTGGTGGAGTATATACTTCTAGTGCTTATGTCTATACAGGTTCAGCATGTGGTGTCACTATTAACATAGATTTCTACAATGGAAATACTCTTTTGAATGGCTCAGTTCAAAAGACTTTTGTAATGCCTGCTGCTACTTGGACAAGAGTAAATACTGGAGCTGCAACTGCACCAGCTGGTACTAATAAAATAAGACTTTGGATATCTAAGGGTACTGGTGGAGGAATAATGAATATTGATGCTGTATTGATTGAACCTGTAGATACTTTAGGAACTTATTTTGATGGACCAACTTCGGGTGGGGCATTCAGTTTTACCTATGCAGCTGGTACAACTGGTTCAATGACTACAGCTGGTTATGTGACGTTAGCAGATGATGATGGTAGAACAGATTATACTGCTGTTACTTAGGATTGGAAAATAAATAATGTTTGTAATTTTAAAAATAACTACTGATGAGATAGATGAATTTATTGTCTACAATAAACTTACTAATTTAGAAGTTGCTTGCTACTCGACCTATAATGAAGCATTTCAAGATTTATTATCTAGATAAATTTAATTTTTAGGTCTAGGTTCTTGTCTAGGATCTCTAACAAATACAATACCTTGATGTTTTAATTCACAACATCTAGCCAATTTCATCACAACAAATACTTGTTTGCATTTACTGCACTGATATGGATCCTGTTTGTTATTCTGTTTCACTCGGGGCCTTACGGTCTGCAATTACTACTAATCTATTATCCCATGTGTGTCAAACTGCATTGTGTTAGTATTTCTGTATAAAGTTACTATATAGATAGGAGACAAAATGACTAAATTTATTGGAATATCTGGATTGGCTAGATCTGGAAAAGATACTGCCGCTGAGTATCTAGTTAAAAATCATGGATTTACGCGGGTATCTTTTGCTGATCCAATGAGGGAAGCACTACTTGCATTAGATCCAAGCGTAGCGTTTGGCATATCTTCCATAAAATTATCAACATTGGTCAGGCTTGGTGGTTGGGATAGAGCTAAAGAAGATAATCCTGAAGTAAGAGAGCTTATCCAAAAAATGGGTACTGAAGTGGGACGTAATATTTTTGGTAAAGATTTTTGGGTGGATCAAGCTTTTAAAAAAGCTGAGCAACATGATAAGGTTGTATTTTCAGACTGCAGATTTACTAATGAAGCGGAGGCTGTGATGTTTCACGGGGGGTCCATGTGGAGAGTAAACAGACCTGGACTTCTTGCTCCAAACAATCACATATCCGAAAAAGAATTGAATGATTATAATTTTAATGCTGTTCTTAGTAATGACAGCACTATAGAAAATTTCTATGACAAAATTGAAAAACTTTTGGAGCTTGAGTGTCTGATCAAGGAATAGCTCTTTTGTATGCTCGTGTATCTACTCAACTGCAGGTAAGTGACGGAGTTTCATTAGATGTTCAAGAACGTCAGCTACGTCAAGCTGCTGAACTAGCTGGGTACACAGAGTTTGAACTTGTCCGTGAGGAGGGTCGCTCAGGTAAGTCAATTACGGGCCGTCCGGCTCTTACAGGCGCTTTAAAACGTTTGGATACTGGGACTGCTTCAGCCCTGTTTGTGACGCGTATCGACCGCCTAGCCCGCTCTACGAAGGACTTCCTGAGCATCATAGACCGAGCCAATGCTAACAAATGGCGTCTAGTAATGCTTGATTTAAATCTAGACACAGCTAGCTATCAAGGACGGTTTGTGGTTACAATTATGTCTGCCCTGGCAGAGATGGAACGTGGAATTATTGCAGAGCGTCAAAAGGACGTCCATAAAGATCGACGGGCCCGAGGTATTAAATGGGGTGTTGATATGGGACCTAAAAATAAAACTTCTAATGAAGTAAAAGATCTAATTAGAAAACAGAAAGATTCTGGTCTTTCATTTCACGAAATAGCTAGACGATTAAACAATAATGGCGTACCAACCCAAAATGGAGGGAAATGGTACGCCACTACAGTTAAAAATATTTACGACTCTTTAGATTAATCTCTCTTCATAATCGTTTGAGCAAAGCTTCCAGAGAATCCGTAAGTTCCATAATGAGTAGTATCTACCCACGGGGCAGCATAAATTTTTCCACCGATAGATTTCCATCTCTCACAAAAGTAATAGTCTTCACCTAAAAGTTGGCCTTCATCGTCAAATTGCGTATCAAAAAATTGAGTAACTTCTCTTTCAACTTGTTTACCGTTAATTTGAGTGACATCTTTATATGTTCTACAGCTTGGAGCTAGCTCTTCAAAAACTTTTCTACTAATGTAGACAAGTCCAGTTCCTATTCTGCTAACTTCCAATGGTTCGCTAATTTTTATTTCTGTATTCGGTGCAACTGCTCCAGTAAAAAATCCTGTATATTTTTCAAGATTTTTTTCACCATTTAATGCAGCTTCTCTTACCTGATCCCAGTTAATGGCTTTTTTAGGGTAAATTGCTCCAATAAAATCTTTTCCTGAATGTACCATATCTGCAACTGCAATAGGATCAAAGCCAGTATCTGCATCAATAAATAAAATTCCGTCGGCTTCTTTGTTTTGAAGCATATCGTGGACTAAAGCATCTCTACCTCTACATATGATACTTTCGTTAATTATTACCGGATAAAACATAGAATCACCCATGCCGGCAAGTGTAAAAGATAACGGTAGAACACTATGCATGTACCCAGCGTGACACATACCACCAAACATAGGGGTAGCAATTGCAATTAACATAAAACTCCTTGATTATTAGAGGAAGGGGTCTTTTTAGACCCCTTCCATGTCCTTCTCCCGAATAGATCCCAAGACACAGTTACATCCTATACCACATTAATGGGCTAGACGTACCGCAACATTCCAATCTATTTCTTTGGATTCTACAGCTCTAGGAGCCAGAGTTCTATTCTTAATTTCAGCTTTAGATCCTTGGCCTATAATCTGTAGACCTCTGTCTGAAAGCTTTCTATGAAATGCGATCTGAGTAAGTGGACGCTCACCACGTTCATCTGACCACATACGATAGATCGAATACATCTGCTTTACAAGTACTGAAGCACCATCGTTTTCACGAGTTTCTTCATTCAAAAACATGCCAATGCGATCTTCATTCTTACGATAGATCTCGGCTGCCTCAGAAACGGCCGTACACCACCCTAAAGGGTCTCTAGCAGACGATCCTAGGTATTTTATAGCTCCCTCTACAGCCCAGGCTAAAACAGCCGGTAGACCGCCTTCAGGGTCAAATAGATAGGCTTTTAGGTCTGGGTCTGGGGACTCAGGCACGTTACTCCATGGAATAGGTCTAATACGACGCCACATAGCATCATCATTGATCATTGGGCGGTGATTAGTTGTAATCCACAGCTTGGCTTGAGCTTTAAATGTGAATGGTTTTTCACCGGGGGAACGTGCTGAGATTTCAGATGAACCGGTAAGTTTCTTAACAGCATTCTCTTTTAGACGTTCAGATTCTGGAAGCTCGTCTACCCAAACCATTCTGCGACCACGCAACTCAGCCCAGTGGTACATATCTGTACTGCTAGTGCTAGCACCTGTATCGGCAAGAATGCTTGAGTCTAAAGGCCATGCATATTGCTGGGTACCAAGAGCCTTAACAATGGCTTCCACAAATGTGTTTTTACCAGATCCTGATGGACCGTAGACCAGGAACATAAGGTCTTGATTATTTAAACCAGTTAGTGTGTAACCAACTGCACGCTGAAGCCAGTCTTGAAGTTCTTTATCTGCACCGGTAGCAAAGTCAATAAATTGCTCCCAACGGATATTACGCATTCCGGGAGTGTAAGACAATGGAATACGCTTAGTAATATGGAGATCTGGACGACCTTTCATTAGCTCACCTGTTTTTAGGTTAATTACACCATTCAGTACACCAAGAAGATATTCATCGCCGTCCCAGGATTCAACGGAGGTAATTACTCTAGCGTCAGAATTAGCACTTTCAATGGCAGCATTTAATCTACTGTTTGATCTAACTTGGTTAGCCCACTTAATTACTTCCCCACGTTTATCTTCGTCAGTGTAATTAACCACTTCAGTAGTAATAACAGTTGGTAAGTGTTTAGCTAGTTCTTTCATTCCAAGATCTTCGGCATCTGGTTTCCAATACTGACCGTCCCAAATAAACCAACCAATTCCTGGGGTATAACGAACTGATGATCCAAATGAATCAACTAGTCGACGTCCGTTACCAATATCAGATAAAGATCTGCTTCCAGGTTTTCCACCCTCGGCTTCTGAGATAGCATCAACGTTCTTTGGGACATCTACGTTACCGCTACTAAATGCATCTGAAATAGATACACCGTTATGGGCCGCCTCAGAAATCGAGTGTCCTACAGTTCCAAATTGAGATTGGGCTGTTGGACTTGGTTCAGAATCTGTTTTTGATTTAGCAGATCTAGATTCTTCTTGAGACTTTTTTGCCCAGTCTTGTAGTCCAGGCCAAATCTTTTCTGTAATAGGATTTTCAGCAACAAAGTCCATTGCACGGCGAACGTGCATAAGAAGTGAGTTAACGCCCTCGAGTTCCATTGGTGGACGTACTTTTTCGTAGTTGAATCGGATCATCAAAGTCTCGATCATCAAACGCTTTTCGGGAGTCTCTACTCCATACTTGTTTGATAGTGCACATGCAAGCTTGTAGATATCTACAGCACGTGATCCTTCATCAATTCCTTCTTCAAGAATTTTTGCAATATCAACCCGATCACCTTTATAGTCAAGGTCACCCATCCAACTCCAGTCACCA